CTACAACACCAGAGCGGGCGCTGAGGCACTCTACAACGAGCCTGACACCAACTTCTCTGGAAACACACAGGGTCCTGGCGCATACAACGATCCCGTATCTCCTCTTGGCGATGGCGGCACGACTGATGCTAACCCTGGTCTGCTTAACGACGCCACTGGCGGCGGCACAACTGCTGCTAACTACGAGCGCCAAGCAGGCAACATTGCTAGAGAAACAGCAGAAGTTCTTGGATCGGGTTCGACCTTGTTCAACGAAATGGACTTCAGCATCGAGAAGACTGCGGTCACTGCTAAGACCAGAGCTCTTCGCGCTGAGTACACTCTAGAATTGGCACAAGACCTTAAGGCAATCCACGGTCTTGATGCAGAGCAGGAACTCGCTAACCTATTGTCTAGCGAAATCCTTGCTGAGATCAACCGTGAGGTTGTTCGTACCGTTTACACCGTTGCTAAGCCTGGTGCTCAGAACAACGTTGCTAACGCTGGTGTATTTGACCTCGACGTTGACAGCAACGGTCGTTGGTCGGTTGAGAAGTTCAAAGGACTTATGTTCCAAATCGAGCGCGATGCTAACGCTATCGCACAAGAGACTCGTAGAGGAAAGGGCAACTTCATCGTCACTTCTGCTGACGTTGCTTCTGCTCTTGCCATGTCTGGCACACTCGACTATTCCTCAGGTCTTTCTGGCGCTGGTGGTCCTTCCATCGGTGACGTTGATGACACCGGAAACCTTCTAGTCGGCACCATGAACGGTCGCATTAAGGTCTATGTTGATCCTTACTCTGCTAACGTTTCTAACACCCACTACTACGTAGTTGGTTATAAGGGTTCTTCCCCTTATGACGCAGGACTATTCTACTGCCCCTACGTTCCCCTCCAGATGCTTCGCAGCATCGATCCTCAGACCTTCCAACCTAAGATTGGTTTCAAGACCCGCTACGGCATGGTCAGCAATCCTTTCGTTGAGTCTTCTGCAGGAACTCCTGATGCTGAAGCACTTACTGCTTCTAAGAACCAGTACTACAGACGTGTTCGCGTTGCGAACCTCGCCTGATATCGGTTATTACGAAATCAACACAGGGACCCTGCGGGGTCCCTTTTTTTATGCTTAAATAGAAGTAGTAAATCCCTATCGTTATGCCTCGTGGTCGCTTACACAAAACAGATATGCTTGCAAAGGTATACAAATTAAAAACTGAATTGTATGATAAAGAAAATATTACTGGGATGACAGGTCAATGGTATGACGGTGCTCATGATTCCCTAGATAAGGTATTAGATATCATAAACGAATATAGTCAATGAAAAAAGAAAATGTAGAAGTACCAGAAAAAAAATCTCTCCCTATTTACGAAGCGGATGAAAACGACTGGGAGGACTTCTGGTACAACGAAGATAAATAGGTTGTAGCTTAATATAGAGATATGGCAGCTGATTGGTATAGCGAGCAGCCAAGGAACAGAAATTTTTTAACTCCTGTTGGTTTCCGTCTTGATCTGGAAATTTTTGATGGGGTAGATTTTTTCTGTCAATCTGCTTCCATACCAGAATTGTCTGCTCCTTTTGCAGAAGTCCCAACTCCATATAGAAATGTTCCAATCGTGGCTAGTGGAGGAACTAACTTTGGCGATTTGGTACTTAGGTTTATTGTTGATGAAGATTTAGTTAACTATAAATCTATTCACGATTGGATTAGAAAATATACTTTGAGTGATGGGAGATCTGATGAAGCAGATTTGTATTCGTCTGCAAGATTGTTTATCCTAACTTCACACAACAACTCAAGTCACTACGTAGAGTTTAATAATATATTTCCAATCAATATAACAGGCATTCCATTTGATGCAACCGTTTCTGATATTGATTATTTGAGTGCAGAAGTTATATTTAAATATGAGTCATATAATATTATTCCTATTGTACAACCAGATTTTACTAGTGCAGCGGCTCCATTAACAGTATCTTTATCGAGTAATGTTACGGATATTTTAGATCCTAACGAACCATTTAATTTAACATATAATTCATCAGGTGCTGTATCTTTAGTTATTGATAATGGTATAGGAGTTGTGCAACTAAGGGCAGGAACAATCTCAGTGCAGGCATCTTCAGCATTGCAATATCTTGTAGATACGACTCCACTAACAGGCGCTGTCACTTATACAATTACAGCAACATCAGAATCAGGATCTATTGAAACGTCAACAACAACAATAAACATGAAGAAACCACAAACAAGTTCTAATAGAATTTGTATTGGTGTATGTGATGAAAGTGATAGTCAATCGTTTGCGGGGATGGAAGGTAAGTGGGTACAGTTTAGAAATAATTGGCCTGGAAGAACTTTTTATCTGTTGCGACCTGGTACAGGAAGCAATGATACTTTGATTAATGATATGCGTTGTCCTGTATCGTTCTTAGAGGAAACTTCCCCTACCTCTATAGGTAATCCATAAATAATACATAGAGTTATTTCCATTATGTCATTTAATTGGCCAGCAATTCCTTTCAATGGAACAGAAGTTGATGCATTTGTGATTGCATATAAAGAACTGGCAGAATCTATCTACCAAGAAATGTGGGAGGAATACCCACTAGAGTTCATTGATGGAGATACAAAACCGCATTTAAAAATTCCATTCCGAAATATCAACAACATCAAAAAATTGATGGAGTTTGGATTACTATATTCCGCATTTATTATTCAACAAAGATCTGGAACTGCTGGACCAGGAGTTGATTTTACATTAGGAAATAGTCCAATGGAAAAAATTCTTGACAGTAGTGAATATTCATATTTGATTAAAAAACTTGGATGCATTTACACAAAAGAATATATGCTTAGGAGTTTAAGGAATCAAACGGAAACTGCACCAAAAGCTCCACCGGGTCCAGGTGAACCAGAAGATCCCTTAGATCCAATTGATCAGGATACTGATGATTGGTTAGATGATTTAATATCCGATGTTGAAGATGAAAATCTTGATGACATTACAACACCCGAAGATCCCAATGAACCTCTAGGTCCATGTTCACCTGGACCAATTGCTGGAGGTTTACTTGGAGCGGCAAAAACTATTGCGAGAAATAGAGATAAAATGAAAGCGCGAGTACTAGATCGTTACGCTAACTGCAATAGTACTCCTGTAACAGAAACTGATTTTTCTGATGGTGAAATGGATCAACTGAAACGCGATTTAAATACTTTTGTTTCAAGAAGTATTAGTAAAGGTAAGGTTAGTCAAGTGACAAATATATCTACCCCACCACAACTAGCATCTCTTGTTCCCCCCGGAGGTAGAGTTGTAGCGTTAGATACTTATAATGTATTAGGAAATTCTCTAGAACTTTATAAATTTATTGGCAGAGCAAAAGCAATTTTAAATGCGGATGATACTATACACATGTTAAGAGATGATTTTGATTTTGTATATGGAATGGAAGTAAATAGAACAGATGATTCTTTCCCAGGAGATCCATACAATCCATCTGATGTACAACCAGGAATTCCATATAGAGAAGTTTTTGGTAGAGATTCCAATGGAAATCCAGTGCCATTAGACAGTCCACACGCTATTAAAACTAATGGTGTGCCAATTGAACATCAACCATATTCTGATAGATCTGATACAAAACAACATCATGGAGGTGTAGGTAGAGGGATTGTTATTGATCAATACTGGAAAGGTGTAGAATCAGGTGATGCTGGTGGTCGTCCAGTTCCTATAAACATTCAATTTACATATTAAAATGTCATATCAAGATTACCAAGAAGCTTTAAGTCACTTACAATACAATCAATCTCTTTCTACTGAACAAGCAATTAGTTTAGATAATGGCGTTTCATTGTTTGATCTTCATAATTTTAAAGATAGGATGGATGTAGAAGCAACATCTTCATTGAGAGCAGAAACAAAAAAATATCTAGTTGCTATGTCGCAAGTAGCATTTAGTGATACTTACTTGCCAGATATAGATGAAATTTTAAATGATGATGATAGATTAAACATCGGATATGAAAAATTACAAGATTATCTCGAAGATGTTAC